CGCCTCTGGCGTAGATGGGACTATTTAGTCCCGGACGAAATATTGTCAAGAATCGAATGATAATCTTTCAACTCCGTAAACTGAGTGTTACCCAGCTCACAGGAGAAGAAAGACCATATAGTTCTTCTTGATAGTATCTAGACCAAACTGTAAGGTTTTGCCAAGACACTTTACTTTTATTCCAAAATGGCACTATGTTAAACACAGAAACCAGATTAAGATCGGTAAGTAAAACCGATGGACTTCAGTTTGTAGAAGATAAGCTCTATAAAGAGCTGTCTCTTCAGACTGTTTGGCAAGATACATGGATCCTAGCGATGACTTCGGTCATTCTGGATCCGCTTGTATGCGTACCGGTCCCGGTCACTTTTGGTGACAGGACCATCCACATTTTCGTGAAAAAGGCTTTTTGCCTAACGAAACAAGAGGTGAGGGCATTACGAACGAACAACTCAACGTTGAAGTTCGGCCGCAGAGATTTCTGCGGTAGAATGTCTCGAATCTTGTCCCGACGCTTTGAGCGCGGGGAATGTGTAAAGTCACTATGTATCGACCCCGTGAAGGGAAGATATGTTATGGCGAGTCGTGATGTTGAAAAATTACGACAAGCCTGGGGAGCAGCACTCACAGTGTATACTGGTCTAATCACCTTTTTAAAGGGTGAGAAACCGGTTCACTGTGCTACTCTCCGAAATAAACGAGGAAGAACAGTGGTCAGGAAGTCTAGTACTTCTTTTCCATTGCTCTCTCTGTGGACTCACTTTCTAAGGAAGTTACCTTCCGTCAGTGAGAAGAAGTTGGTCAAGGTTATTAAGGTATCCCTTTGTGGGACCTTTGCTTTAAAAGCTAACCAAGACCTACCTGAGGACTTTGAATCCTTAGGTATTCCACTTATGCCAACATATATGCTGGCGTGGGTGGAGAGTCGATGTAAGTCGTTTAACGACTATGTCACACTCTACTTCTGTCTGCAACAAGCAAAAGGTTTGTTAACCCGAGTGCCTGACACTTTTATAGTGGAAGGATTGCAGAAACACAGAGATGGAATTTGTCGTCCCGAGAAGGACACAATTCCGAAAGATACTGAAATGTATGAGAGGATGAGGAATTTCGCCTCATCAAAGTTTGGCGCCTATGTGGGAAAGATCTACGATCCATATTCCACAAAAGTACCGAATCAAACGGCTTGTATTGGCCGCTCTCGTCAGAAAGGTGGGAACCTAGCCCAGTTAAAAACTGAGGGTTCTTTCATTAACACCTCTGATCCATTTTTCCAAAGTCCGCAAGGACGAATGGAACCGATGGTCATTGGGCTCTTCGGAGCCCCGGGGAGTGGTAAGACAACACGCTTGCGTGAAATCACAGCCGCTCTCCGTCAGAGTCTTTTTCCTCATTGTGAAGATGCTGACCTAGTTTATTCTAGGTCATGTGCAACACAACATTGGGACGGTTATAGAAACCAACCCATTGTGGTACTCGACGATTTTGGTCAAGATCACAACCGAAAGGATGTTGTTGAATTTGCTCAACTGGTCTCAACTAACCAGTACCTTCTCCCGATGGCAGAGCTATCAGAGAAGGGAGCAAGCTTTACTTCACCAATCATCATAGTTACAACGAACCTCAAGTTTGGAGATAATCTCCTTTGTAATTCGTTGACCTTCTGTGAAGATCCTGGTGCTATATGGCGTCGTTTCCATGTGCCTGTAATGGTCACTAAATTCGACGACGGTAGCTCAGGTGTTCACGCTATCTCTATGGAAGCTTTGGATTCAGGCCCACCACCAGGTGGTAGTCTGATGAAATCGCTAACCTCGAGACAAGTAAGGTATAGAAACCGGTCTGTGCCGAGTCAAGTTCCTAGCATTGAAGCGAAGAACCATCTCTGTTCGACTGGCGTTAACTATGAGTTAGATCCTGAGATGCTAAGCATCATGGACCTCAAGGAATTAGTCAAAAAGACATTCCAAGAAAGGGTCGCCTACCACCGTGACTGTTGTCAGGGTAAGTGGGTTCAACAGATATCATCTGTTGACATCAGGACGGTCCGAAGGGATTCTGAGGTATCCGACACCTTGCTATATGCAGGTGAAGGACTTAGTAATAGTGGATCGCAGGTTAGACCTGGTCTCCACAGTTACATTCAGTTTCCTTTGGAACCACCGGCAGAGAATCCGGTGGTTGAAGTAGTTGCACTACCAGAACCCGCGAAGGTTCGGTGCATCACAGTTGGTGAAGCTAATCTCAAGTGCCTGAAGCCATTACAAATGGCTATGTGGCAGTCTCTAAGTCAATACCCAGAATTCTCGCTTACGCATGGCGTAGCTGATGGACGGGTTGACGACGACAAACTCCTGATTTTCAGAAGAATGGAGGATGAGATTAGGAGGATTCACAATCCTCACGGTACTTGGTTGTCAGGCGATTACACGGCTGCAACAGATAACTTGCCAATGTGGGTTACAGAGGCCCTCCTAGAGGGAATCTTGGACCACATTGAGCATGAGCCCACTAAACGATGGGCACGGTATGAAGCGGGTAGACACGAAGTCTTATATCCCGAATCATCATGCTTAGAGCCTGGAAGTCAAACTTCTGGACAATTGATGGGTAGCTTAATTAGCTTTCCATTGCTTTGCATGGCGAACTCTTTTATTGTAGAATATTCAGGCATTGAACCTGGATCCTACTTAGTGAACGGTGACGACATTGTCGCATCTACTTCACAAAACTCCATTGATAAATGGAAAGAGAACGCACCACGTATAGGTTTATCCTTGTCGATGGGAAAGAATTTCATCTCTGATGAGTTCTGCACCGTTAACTCTCAACTCTTTTTAAAAGATACTGAGGGCGTCATGTCTATTAGACATACAGGGAAAACAGGTCTACTGCATAGGGGAGAAGGCGAGCCACTAGGGCGAACTTTCTCCGACTTTCAGAATTTCTATGGATTAGAAGATATCTATAGACAGACCTATATACGTCATAATCTTGAGTCTCTGCGACGTACACCGCAGAGCCTCCAAGTACCGATTTCACACGGTGGCCTGGCCTCAACTTTCACCTATGGTGTTACGTTGAACCAGAAGCTAGCTAAGGAAGTCTGGGTGGCCTCTCTATTAGAGAGAATCACAAAGTCTTCCGATGAACAGTTTCACACTCTGACAGGATATTGCCCACTTAGGGTACCCTACCTGTGCTTTGAAGAGGAGGAAGAGATTCCAAATCAACAAGCGGAGAGTGTGATATCGGCGGTCAAAGGACTCTTTCTTCCGGAAGAGGATATTGACATCAATGGTGATGAAAAGGTCTATGACCTTACACACCGGCGATTGGCCCGAGTTAGAGAAGACCTTAAAAAGGAAAACTCATATCTCAGTCCACTCCGATTCATCTCGCAAATGTCCGAACTAAAGATCCAAGATCTTCCAAGTTTAGACAGTGTTAAATTCAAAACGCACTTTGTGCGCAAGAGTGATTACACAACACTTAGACACAAGTATCTAGGTGACTTTGCGAGGGAGCTGTCATGTTATATCAAAGGTAGGCCCCGAATGAGGGACTCTACCGATGTAGAACTTAGCTTGCCTGTATATGTCGAGGCCTTAACAGCCAAGACAACCAGGGCTCTCTCTCGTCTTAGTGAAGAGAGAGAGGTTTCCATGGACAAACTGTCACAGGACGATTCCGAAACGGATATTTTCCTGACAAGCATGGTTGATGCAATCCTTGCAGACTCTCTAGAGAGCTTGCTCGGTGACCAAACGCCTGTTTGTAACTCAGAATATTTCTGTAGCTATGACAGTGCCATCCGTGGGCACGCAAATGAAGAGGGATCCAAGGGTATCCCGGAGCTGGTTAGACCAGTCGAAAATCCTTGGTGCCAAGAGAACTCATGGTGGTGTAATACAACACTTAGTGAGAACCCTTGGGGGGAGGTCGACGCCTCTCCAACGCATACATAAAATGTACCATGTCAAGTCTCCAGGGGCAATTATCTTAACCCCCGAAAGACACAATGATTCAGTCACATCCCTTCGTAAAGAAGATACCGCGACATAGATCTGACACAGTCACCCTTATATGGATAACACATACTTAGACGGTAGAACCGATAAAGCAGTGCCTAAAGGGCAGATAGTCGGACTTTCACTCCGGTCTTTGGACCGAAGATTGAATCAGACAAAAGGGTGGACCTGGGATGGTCCTAGAGCGAAACGCCCAG